CGTGATTATGGGAAGAGTTTTTTTTAATTCTTCCCATATTTTTTTGTAAATTTGCCTACGATAATTTTACTCTAAGGGGATGGTCATTTGTGTATATCCCTTTTTTTTTTAGGACATTGCAAATCTCCAAATAGTTATCTTTTCATATTGTTTGTATTATTAAGCTTATTTATCTCTAACTTAACCCATATTACCGATTCTTAAACAAAAGTAATCTGTTTATGAGTTCCTGCTTTTTGACTTCAGTTATATAATGTCCTTCTCTTAATTCCTTTATTTTTTGGATAGCCAAGTCCACATTACTACGATTTACAACTAATCTTATATTGGTGTCTACCTTCCCACTTATTTCAGATTGAAGCTCACGCAATATTTGAAAATATTTTTCATCATATAAATCACTTCTTACCTCAATATCAACTACTGCATTATATATATTCATTTATAACCCACCTCTTTTATTTATAAAATAGCTTCTTTTCCCATATTATATTACTTACCAATGCACTCCTTCCGCTGCAACTTGCATTGTTTCATAAAGCTTTTCTTCCAAATAATCTACTATACCATCAAGGTCAGTGTTTTGACTTACATGGTTGGTTACACCACCTAAATCAATGTTAATTTCAGCAGTAGTAAAACGGTTAATGCTTTCTCTTTCTGCCAGGTCACGCCAGTATTTTAATTCTTCTTCATTTATTTCCATGGAATCCCTCATAGCTGCTGTATTAGCTTCTATATCAGCAATATTATTCAACATGTTATCATAATCAAATGAGAAAGCACCTTCAGCTTCTTTGGCTGCTGCTTCTGCTCTCATAGCATTAATTTCAGCCTGTCTTTGGACAGTTGCTGTTCTTGCATCCAGTTTCATCTGTGCCAATGAAGCATCCCTTGCAGCAATAGCAGATTCAATTTCATCCCTGTAAGCTTTTAAATCAGCTTCCCTTGCTCTTTTTGCTGCTTCATTTTCTATCTGTGCAGTAGTTCCAAAGGTAACTTCCTGGATGGCATCTATTGAAACCCCTGGAATCTTATTCAGTAGGTTAATGAAGTTATTAATTATTCCAATTGCACCATTAACCATACTTTGAAGGATGCCTAATACACCAGCTTTCATATCACCCATGAAATTTTGTATTCCAACCACTGCTGTCATTATTCCAAGCTTCAGTTTATCCCACAAATCAAGAATCCAATATACACCTGTGAAAAAGCCTATCTTCACCCAATCCCAGGCTGTCAGAATTCCATTCATGGCAATTTTCCAGGCTATTTCAAGCCCACCAACTGATTGAACCCATTTATAAATCATTCCGATTAAAACACCTATTGCCAAAGCAATCCACATAATAGGATTGGAAAGCATTGTTGCTATTAAAGCCCTATTTGCTGCAACTGAAAGCCAGGTAACAGCAGTTTTAATTGCTGTCATTGCAGCATAAGCACCAACAGCAGCAGTAAGCCCCCAAAATATGGGTTCCAGGGTTGACCAGTTGTCATATATCCACTGTGCTCCTTTACCAATAGTTTGAATAACTGGTTCAAAGGTCTGAAGTAAGGTATTCCCAATAACTGTTGTAACCTGTCCAAATGTCATGGGCATCTGCTCAAACCTTGCATTGGTTTCATCAGCAGCAGCAAACATTGCATTTTTAACAACATCAGAAGTAATTAAGCCTTCTTGTGCCAAGTTCCTTATTTGCCCAATAGGAACATCAAGATAATCAGCTATTGATTGAATTATAGTTGGTGCTTGTTCAAATACACTGTTTAATTCTTCCCCTCTTAATACACCTTGCCCCATTGCCTGTGTCAATTGAAGCATTGCAGCATCAATTCCCTGGGCACTTGTTCCTGATATAGCAAACTGTTTATTTAGCTGCTCAACAAATGCAATGACTTCAGTATTAGAACTAAAAGCATCCTTTGCCAAAATACCCATTTTAGCAACTGCATCTGCTGTGGTTTGATATGCACCCCTGGAAGCATTAGCTGATTGAAGTATCATTCTTTGAAGTTGTTCAGTAGTTTGAAGCCCATCATTCATAAGGTCAAGCCTTGCAGTTGTAGCAGTCATTGAATCAGCCAGGTCAATTATTTTCTTTGCACTGAAAGCAAGTCCAACTGTTGCTGCCATGCTTTTAATCTTTCTTAATAACCCATCAGCAGCCCCTTGACTATTCCTAATATCATTATTGAACTGTTGCTGTGCCTGGTTTGCTTGTCTAATTTCTTGTTCAATTTCATCAAAGGCTATTTCAGCTTTATTTAATTCTGCTCTTGCAGCTTGAATACTACTGGTATCCACTGCATTACTTGAAGCAGTCTGAAGGGCTTCAAAGCTTGATATGGTCATATTCAAAGCTTTGGTTATAGACTTTAATCCTGGTGTCATCCCATCATAAAGCTGAATAGCTGTTTTTATTGATGCCATGATTTCACCCCTTTCTTGTTATTGAGCCTTAAAAAATTCAGTATTTTTCTAATTAGTGGTTTTCCTTTATTCTGTTTCTGAAATTCTTTTTCAAGGAACCTTCTTTTGGCTTCAGCATCCAGGCAATATTTATAAACCCTATCATAACCATCCCTGTCCTTGTCTTTCATATATTTGATTTTATACAGCAATTCTTCATCAGTGCTTTCCATTATCTTTGGGAAGAATTGCTTCAAAGTTGGATACATTTCATGGCTTTTATTCAGGACAATAATTCCATCATTGGTTAGGGAAGCGGGTTTTTCTAAAGCACCAGGGGAATTATCTTGATAAGTAAGTTCCTTTATAAACTTTAGATGATGATAATTTACCCCCCATAGATAAGGATTTATTACTTCAATATTTTTGTTCATTCTACATACACCACCTTTCTAATAGTTCACTAACTCATCAAGTAAACCAGTAATTTTTGACAAATGTTCTTGAATTTCAATGTTCTTCAGGGCAATAAGTTCAGTTGACGAAGTCATAGTATCTTTAAATCTTTCAAAACCATATCTATAAGCCAACCTACAATCATAACCATAATATTCTGCCATATCTTTCACTTCCTGTTGCATGGCTAATAAATGCAATGCCTTTTTTTCAATTTGTTCAACTCTTGCCCCTGAAAGGTTTTTTTCTTCTGCAATTTTTTCCAGGGTTTTTCTATGCTTATATCTTTCTACTATAATTTCACGCTGGATTTTTTCCAGTTTGTTTACAGCTTTCCATAAACCATCAGCAAGTTGTTTATATGTAAGCCTTTCAACAATATCCATTTCTAAATCAAAGTTATCTGAAAGGGTTTCAGCCAATGTTTTACCTTCCATTATTGGTGTTTCAATGGGAATACAATTGATTTCTGTTATCTGCTTTTTAAGTTCTTTAAGCTGTTTATTGTTGATTTCCAAATATTCCATATAGTCAGAATCACTTGGTTCCTCACCAGTTTCTTTAAGGTATAACTTTTTGAATTTATGATACTTTGACATCAATTCCAGCATATATGCAGGTATCCGCTTTAAATACCTGTTATTCTGACTATATCTAACAATTGATGAAAGCACTTTCCAATATGCAAAGGTGGTGAATTTGAATCCAAGTTCAGGGTTGTATTCTTCAGCAGCTTTAACTAATCCGAAATAGGCTTCTTGCAGCAAATCTTCCATTTCAACAGTTCCAGCATAAGGGTATGCCCATGTTCTAATTAGCCCGATGTTTTGAAGATATAAAAGTTCAAGATTTTTCTTAACATCTACCCCTGCTTGAATTAGTGCAACTAATTTTTCATTGTCCATATATTCACCACCTAACTAATCAGTTCAACAAGCACAGTTTCAGGATGTAAATAAATAGCCATTTTTTCCAGTGCTTTATTACCAATTCGCTTAACAGTGCCTTCATCTATACCAAACTGTAAAGCAATTTTTCTTATTGATTGTTTCTGAAAATATAAGCTATAAAATACTGCAAATTCCCTATCAGTCAAAATTGATTTCATTCTATTTAAAGTCATTTGCATAATCTTAATAATGAATATGGCTTCTTGCTTGCTTTCTTCTGGAAGCTGCTGGTCTTTAATTTGCTTAATTAGTTCATGGAATAATTTAATATCATCTTTGGTCATTTCAACTGCTGTCTTTCTATTCTTTTTCAAAATTCCATGCCTTTTTAGTTCCTTAATAATTAGTTTCCTGGATTCATCATTGAAATAATTTATAAGTTCTTGTAATTCTTTATCTATAAGACTTCACCCCCTGAATAAAGCAACTGCTGCACCAATGGGAAAGAATATATTCCAGCAAAGGTGCAGCTTCCAAGATATTATCCAACCATCAGTTTAATCTTCTTTAATATCAAATACAGGTCTGTAAGGAATTCCTGGTGTTCCTTCAGGTATTGGATACTTGTCCAAATCATCATCAATATCTCTAAATGATATTCCTTTAAATCCATTTTTAAGGTTTACAGGGAAATGTTCTATCTGATTGATGTTATCTAACCCAATTTCAATCTGTTTTAGTCTATCAAAGGCTTTATCTCCTGGTGGGTTTTCAATTTCAAGTTTTAACTTTTGCAAATCAGCACTATCTTCACGCTTCCGCAATTCAGCCTTAAAAAGTATCATGAAATCAGGATTGCTTTGATGTTCCTGGTATAGACTTCTTAATTCCATAACAGTAGCAGTTTCCAATTGTACTTTCCATAAAGTAATGTTGTTATTCCTTTCCAACTGATAACGCATCTGCTCATCTGGTGAAGATGGAACTTCTGGGGGTTCTGGTAACTTAACACCGTATTTTTCTTTTATGCTGTTTATGACTTCTTTAGCTTTATCAATATAAACCTTTTTCAATTGCTTAACAGCTTCTTTTGTTTGTGCCCTATGTTGATTTATGTATTCATCAGAATACATGCCAACTGCTGTTTTACGACCTGGTAAAGAAGATTCAACCCCTGCTGTTACTACTTTATGGTGTTCCCTTATCAATTTCACATACTCTTTGGTCATTCCATCAAAGACTTCAAATATTTTGCCAATAGATTCTAATACTTTCTGTTCTCTTTCTTCAAATGTTAATTCCATAATATTCACCCTTTCTTCTTTGAATTAAATACCGTCAGGAAATGGTGCATCATCCCCAGGATAAGTAAGCATTTCATCCGTAATAGTAGGGTCAAGCTTTTGCATCTGTCGTAATACCCAAAGTAAACTGATTTCACGAAGGTTCATTTTACCGTAGGTTTCTCTTACATCTGTCCTCTTTTCTAACAAAGCTTCTTTTAGGTCATTCCACATTTCTTCATAATTCATGATTTAATACCTTCCTTTCATTTTTTTTTAATTTATTTCATGCAAAGCATTTTTCTTTCTTTTTTCTCTTGCAGCTTCCTTTATTGCTTGCTGAATGTGTGGTTTTGATAAATTTTCAGTTCCTATTTTCCTTGCAGTGTCTATATCAGTTGTATAACCTGCTCTAATAGCTGCCTGGGTTGCACTTAAAATACTTGTGTATTCTTCAACAAACTCTTTTTCCATTGGTGTCAACTCTACCAATTTTATCACCTGCCTTTTTTAGGGTGTCCGATATGTTCGATTACCCCTTTTTAGGGACTCCCGAATCTCCCGATAATCAATTTTAGGGTCTCTGATATTTCGGGATATTTATCAAACACAAGCAAGCTGTGCTTTCTTTTCCCAATACCTCTGGTTGTATTTCCTAACTTTATCAGGGTTTTTTGCCCGCCATTCCCGCTGGTATTTATTCAGCCTTTCCCTGTTTTCTTGCTGGTATTTTTGATAATATTCCCTTTTAACTCTTGCCGCTTCATCTGTCATAAAATCACCCCCTAACAAGCATAGAACCCCTAACTTAATTATACTCTTTATATTGTTTATTTTCTTGCAAAAATACTATATTTAGTATGTTCCTAAAAAATAAGACGCTATATATAGTGTCTTATCTCTTTTCTATGATTTTATATACTGTTGCTTTTGAAAGATTATATTTAACCATTAAATCAGGAATGTCCATTTTATCTACAAAGTAATCTTTCCTTAATTGCTTGTTCCGCTGCTTCCTGTCATAAAATCTTTTATCATAATTCTTTGGTATATAAACATTCATTCCTGGGCATTGCTTTATCAATTTATTAAAAGCTTCATCACCAATTATTGAAATTAACTTTTCAAGTTTTACTATATTTGACATCAATCACCACCACCAATTAGAATTCTATCTTGTTGCAAAGTTCAAGATATATCTTGAACCTTGTAAAACCCTTATATATCAAAGCTTTAGCCGATTTTTATTGAGTTTATAGTTCAAGATGATTTTTACATCTTGAACCCTTTCAAAGCTTTATATATCAATGGTTACAAAGTTTTTGGTTCAAGATGTTCAAGATGTTTCTATATATACTTTTATTATTTAGGTATATATTTAATATTTTGTATGTATTTTTTTTTTATCTAAAGTAAATATATAAAGAATATTGATTTTATCTTGAACATCTTGAACCGATACCCCTTAAACCCTTGCTGCTACTGTGTTTAATACGGTTCAAGATACCCCCTTTTACATCTTGGACTCATCTTGAACTTTTGCTACATCTTGAACCGCATCCTCATTATCATCAGGTATTTTTACAAAAACCCTATGCTTTTTACCATTTATTTTCTTATCAATCACTATACAATTAAACCATTTGACCATGAATCTTGAAAATTCAATATTACTCATGCCAGGTTCTTTCATAGCATCACAAAGCTTTCTGTAAATTGCATAAACCCAATTAGTTGGCTTATAGTTAATGTCAATGATATGGGTAAGTATTGCAATTGCCCTTATTGAATTTATGTTTAATGCTAAAGTAGATAATTCTTCATAAAGAGTTTTTTCATAGTTTTCCATTACTTCATCAATCTTTTGATTGATAATTCTTTCAAATTCTTTTTCAAATATTTCTTTATAATCCATTTTTTCAACCACCTTTACTAATTTTTGTGTGGGATTTTTTTCCCATCAATTGAATATGGTGGCTTCACATGATAGAATTAAAGTGTGGATTTTAATATTCACCATGTGAAGCCATTGTTTAATGCTTGTCCAGGCGTTATCCAATGGCTTTACTCATTTCTTTGGATATAAGCTTAATTATTTCACTTGCAGCCCTTATTCCAGCTTGAAAACCAGCTTGAAAACCTTCTTCTTCATGCATTGCTTCCAAAACACCTATTTTTTCATAGACTTCATTAAATACTTCATCTGGAAGCCATTCATTCAGTTCAGCATCCAATTCAGTATCCAGTTCCTTTATTTTTGGATTTTCCATTTCAACCTTTTCATCAAGGTAGTTTTCATAAGCTACTTGCCAATTTGATTTTTTCATATTTGACCATCCTTTCATTTTTATTTTTGAGTTGCTCATTAATATATTGTTTTTGCTTCAACATTCTTCAACAATCTTTGCCCTTGACTACATAGGGATGCTTTCATCCTATGTCTTTACCAATTTAGATAAAATTCCACTTCCTTTTTCAGTGAAATGGTTTCCCAACCAAGGTATTTTCTCAAAACATTCATTGCATCAATTATTGCTTTCACTTCTTCATAATAAGGATTATCTGAAAACCTTTTATATTTTCCTGTCCTATGCTCTTCCATAAATAAATCTCTGTAAACCTCATAGTGTGAATTGATTGATTCTAATACATGGTCTATTCTCATCACCCCCTTGTTTTTTATAAAAATTAACTGATTCTTTTAATATCAAGCTGCTTGACTTGATGGGGATTGCTCAAATCCATCCCTACATACTTATCAAGGAATTCCAGCAAATCAATTTTCCTAACCTTATAACTGCCCAATTTGAGAACTGGAAGCAATTCTGCTTTTATCAGTTCATAAACATAGGCTGGATTAGTTCGCATTATCTTTGCAACTTCTGCTACAGTATATAAAATGTCATCATCTTTAATTGCCTGCACTCTTATTCACCCCTTTCAATCAAATCTTCAACTTCAACATTTAACGCCCTTGCTATTTTCCCTAAAGTTGCTGGTTTTGGATTGCTTTTTCCCGTTGTATAATTACTTAAAGCTGTTTTTGAAACACCAGATTTTTTTGATAATTCCCCTATGGTCATACAGGCATTTGCCATTGTCAACAGCAACTTATTGTTATTAAGTTTCATGTTTTCACCTACCTTTACAAAGTTTGCATTATTGAAAATTTCAATTCCCTCTTTTATTATAATATTCGTTTATGAATATTTCAAGTCATTTTTTAATATTTGTTTGCACTTTTGAATATTTTTTGTTATATTATATTTGGGAGGTGCAAAGATGGGGATTAATGATTTTATAAAAATAGGCACTAAAATAAAAGAAGTTAGAAAGAGAAAGGGTATTAAGCAAAAAGAAATGGCAAAGAAATTGGGCATTCCTGTTTCTACATATGCCAATTATGAAAATAACCATAGAGAACCTTCAACTGAAATACTTAATGCCATTACTGATGTTCTCGGTGTATCAGTTTTTGAACTTATTGGAAAAGGCAAATATTTTGATATGAAATTTAATCCTGATGGTAAACTTACAAAAGAATTAAATGAATGGCAATGCTTTATAAAATATTTAGAAGCCATTGGTTATAATGTTGAAATTCAACCTGAAGTTCTCGAATGGCATTATGAAGATGTTATTGAGGATGGAAAGGTTATTGGTAAAACACAAATTGCAGATAAAGAAACATATACAGTGACAATAAAAAGTGATAAAATTGCTGCAACTTATACTGAAGCAGAATTTAAAGAATTACAAAACACTATAAAGGATTCGGTTGATTATCAAATTTGGTTAAAGAACAACAAGTAAAAAAAAATAACCCCTTGGTGTTACCAGCACCAAGAGGCTATAAGATACATTTAACCAAAGGGATAAATGCATCCACACGCAATAATTATAGCATTTTATCACCTTTGGAACAATTAAGAAAGGTGGTTCTAATATGAAAGGTGGAGTTAGAAAAAGAGGTAATAACTGGTATTATTATTTTGACCTTGGGAAAGTTGATGGAAAAAGAAAAAAGATTGAAAGGAAGGGTGGACGAACTAAAAAAGAAGCTGAAGCTGCATTGAGAAAAGCACTTCAAGAATACGAAAATGCTGGTCTTTTCTTTGAACCAAGTGAAATTTCTGTTGCTGATTACATGGATTATTGGCTGAAGAACTATGTTGAAGTGAATTGTAAGTATAACACAATTGATGGCTATACAAGGATTATTAATAATCACATTAAACCAGCTATAGGTGTATATAAATTAAAATCCATTACCCCTGCTGTTCTTCAGCAATTTGTAAATGAAAAATCAACCCAGGGATTTTCAAAGAATTATTTGGTTAATATAGTTTCAGTGCTTTCAGGTTCATTTAAGGCAGCAGTATTCCCTTACAAGTTTATTAGAGAAAACCCCATGCAATATGTAAAGCTGCCAAAGAATGAAAATACTAAATATGATACAGATAGAAAGGTTATTACCCAGGAAGAATTCCAAAGGATTATTGACCGTTTCCCTCAAGGTAGTTCTTTTTATATACCTTTACAGATTGCTTATCACACTGGAACAAGAGTTGGTGAATGTTGTGCTTTAACTTGGGATGATGTTCACTTGGATAAGGGGATAATTGATGTTAATAAAATCATACTAAAGAAAGAAAATAAGCAATGGTATTTTGGGTCTACAAAAACCACTTCATCTATTCGACAAATACCAATTGGGAAAACCTTGATTGATATTTTAAGGCACCATAAAAAATGGCAAATGGAAAACCGCTTGAGGTTTGGGCAGCATTACAACTATTACTATGTGGACAAAAATGACAGGATTTATTCTGTTGATGGAACAAAGGATTATAAAACCACTGATAACCAAGTTCATTTTGTTTGCACCAAGGAAGATGGTGGATTAGTAACACCTGAAACTATTAGATATTGCAGCAGGGTAATCAATTATGAACTGATGATTCAATTCAACTTCCATGCATTAAGACATACACACGCAACCTTGCTTATTGAAAATGGTGCTAACATGAAGGATGTTCAAAAAAGGCTTGGTCATTCAAGGCTTGCAACAACAATGGATACTTATACTCATTTAACTGAAAAGATGTCCAAAAATACAGTTGAAATATTTGAAAAGGTCTGCCACCCAAAATAAAATTAGGGTGGCAAACGGGTGGAAAAACCACCCTTTTTTATTCACTCAATCCCTGAAACCCTTGATTTTACTGGATAAAAGACAAACAGTTTCCACATGCCGCCGTCTGGGGGAACATGTCCACCGGCTGCACTTCCCTTACCCCATATCCTTTCTTCACCAGATATTTTAGATCCCTGGCCAGGGTTGAGGGGTTACAGGAAACATAAACAACCTTT